AGAATCTTCTTGGAGTAATCATTTTCAGTGCCGCCAAAAAACCAGCTTGCAGTGAGTGCGTGATAGTCATGTTGATCAATATCCTGTAATGCTTGTTCGTCAGTTGCCAAGTTAAATACTACCCTAGCTTCTGCCTGCGAACTATCTAGTTGTACGAATATTTCTCCCTCATCAGGGATATACATTCCGCGCACATCCTCTCCAATATCACCATGTTTGGTGAACACTTGGAAGGCGGTTCCCATCACTTTCATCTCAGCTTTCTTACCTCTGCCCCCGAGATCTACTAGTGGTCTGATGGGTGGATCTTGCTGTCCTGTACTAGTGCGTCCCGTTTCGAGGCACATGTAACACGTTGTGCGCATCTTCTTATCGTAGTCAGGAATTGCAAAGAGATAGGTCGAGATAGTTTTCTTAACTCTTCTCCGTTCCAAACATTTTTCGATCCAGAGTCGTTGTTCGGGGAATTTGATTCCATGTTGTAAATTCAAGAGTGATGTGAGTTCTTCTTCACCGACTGATTGTCGATATGGTAACTTCCAATGCTCAAATAACATAGCATGGACTTGCAGAGGCGAGCTGACATTCACATCAATTCCTGAGAGTTGGAACATTTCAAATCCCAACTTCTCATCCCACTTGATGTATTTCTCGATCAGTTCTTTGCGTTTCGCCTCATCAATCCTGAAACCATTGTTCTCAATTTCTGCGTAGAAATCGGGCAATGTCATCAGGAAGTTCTCGTAGAATTTGCGGACTCCTAACTCATCTAAGTCCGCGTCCATCGCTTCGTCTATTTCGAGTGTGACGCAAGCATCACGAGCACATCCGAGGAGCAGATCACTAATCTTCCCCTCATACATACCTTCATCTTTGTAGAAGGGTTCTCTTGTGTAGAGACTTGTAGTAAATGCAAGCCCTTTTGGGAGTTCAGGGTTAATTGCAAAGGCTTTGAGCATCGTATCAGAACTAATTCTCCTGATGGTAAAACCAAGCCTTCTAAGTTTATCCCGGTCGTAGTTGAAGTTTTGTCCAACAATGTCTTTCTCCATTAAGACATCAGCTAGCATCATCCAACATGACACTATATCTGAGTCTGGAATAGTGCTAATACCGTCCATGTTCCACAGTGGTACTGTCATTCCGTGTCCCTTATTCAGAGACAGACCGATACATATCGGCAGGCAATGACCACCCGCTTCTATGTCTACTGACATTCTCTTCTTGTGCTTATACTGTTCGAGAAACTGATACAACTCGCCGGAATTCTGACAAACTTGCAGGACTCGATTCGGTAATTCTATCAGTGGTGATGCGCGCTCATCCCATGCGCGCTTCATATCGAATACGATTACTTGTCGATTCCAGTAACCTTTGACTTCTCCGCCCTTAACACCAGGTATAAGATGTGCGGGATTATAGGTAGGCACAAACTTGTAACCCATACCCCGGAGGATACTTCCCCTATGCTTAGCAATTTTATCTTTCCCTGAAAGCGCCCATAGAGAATTGCTGCCGAGAGCAAGTATACAGTTAGGTTTGATTTCATTCAGTTCCACTCGTAGTTCGTCTAACTGCCCATCGATATCGATACCAGCATTCTTAGCACGTAAATGGAAAGGTAACTTCTTCCTATCAACATTCGATGGAACTGAATATTTTGAGACATTAGTCAGCCAGCAGTCACTCCTATGAATGCCTGCATCTCTCAAGAGTCGGTCTAGTTCTCTTCCCGCTGCTCCTGTGAATGGTTTTCCAGCTACTGTATCTTCATGGGTAGGAGCATCCCCTAGTATTACGAAGTTGGCTCCTGATGGTCCCATTCCTGGGACATATTTATGCTCACTCATTTTCGTCTTTAATCGGAAACAACTTAGAGCAGACTATGCAATACCACAGTTTTCTGAGTGGGATCCATTCCATTAGTGTAACGTCTTTATTCTGACAGTGGGGACACTTGAATTGCGGGGGTGTCATTAGTTACTTCTTTCTCAATTACGCGCACATGGATGGCGCGATATCCCTTACCGGGGATCTGAATCGGAGTGAACTCCACTGTCATTCCTGTCTTGAGTTCCAAGAAAGGAACCGTGTCCTGCTTGAGAGCAGTCCAATGAAAGAAGATGCGCGTGAACTGAATTTCCTTAGAAGAGATGAAACCCCATCCCTCTTTACTCACTTTGATTACACGTCCAACGGCTTTTGTGTCAGTCATTTCTCTCTCAGTTCTATCTGTTTTAACAAAAGCGAGAGTGTATCCGTACTGCCCTTCAATTGCAGCATCGGATACACTCTCTTCCATTAGATCTACGCTATCAGCATCAACTTGTACTATCAGGACTGAATACCAACATCAGGTGACAGTAGATTCTGAACTTCCGATAGTTTTAATCTAATGAATTCTACTAGTCGTCGGTCGGAGATTCGTCAGTGGTAACTTCTCCAACTTCCTCTTCCTCTTCCTCGTCGTACTCATCATCATCGTCATCGTCGTCAGATGAGTCGTCGTCGTCCTCTTCTTCGTCCTGCTGTTCGAGAATCTTCTCAGCAAGAGCCTCAGAAGGATCCACCACTGTGTCGTCGTCTTCGTCTGCCATGTAGTATTTCACTGACATTCTCCCGTTGTAGTTGTGTTGGTGTAGTATAGAAAAAGAGGGGGATTATTAGTCCCCCTCTAGGTAGTGCTACGAACGAACTGCGCGGTACTTGTGGTTGACGCGGTTCACCATGCGTCCCTGCCACTCGCCGTTCTCGACGAAGATCTCAACCTGACGACCAACAGCGTTCGCCAGATCGAAACGCGCACCACTCTTCACATCGACACCGAACGCCGCGAGGAATCCAACAGCGAAACCGATCGCCTTGCTGTTGAAGTTCCAATCGAGAGGAACACCCTTGAAGTCTTCGGACCCGTTGTCCGCGTTCTTGAGAATGGTCCCTTCCACCGGGTAGTTCGTAGAACCACCGTCCTTAGACGGGCCTTCACCGATGTTGTCAATGCTGACAACGTACCAACCAGGCTCTGCGACCTTACCGCGGAGAAGATCACGATCTGTAAACTGTACGATAGGCACTACACACACTCCTGTCAGAACTTGGATGTTGGAACGTAGGTTGTCTTCAGTTTCGTTATCGCTGGTGTGATGTAAGTCTCGTAGAGAGGTTTGTCTCCGAATACAATCTCTCTGTCCAGTCCGAGCGCACTACGCGCAAAGTCATCACCAGTATGCTCTGTCAGTAATGAATAGTCACCTCCCTGTCCTTCTATAAATCCCTTCTTAATGTTGAAGTGATATACTTCGCCACAGTAAGCAGGAATCTTCGGAGCAACTTTCTTACCCGCAGTCACGATAGTGCGTGAGATGTGGGTAGTATTGTTAGTGGTATTGCGATACTCTGCCTGTACCACATGCGCGATCAGAATGATATTCACCTTATGAAAGGCGTTGATATCCTTCGTGAGTGCGATCAGTTCCTGTAGAGCTGCGCTCTCCGCATTATAGTCCTCGATCTCATTGACTGCAATACCAGCAATCAACTTACCAGCCTGAGCACCACTCTGCCGAGTCATTCCGTATTTTGCCTTGACCGTCTGACGCAATGTCATGTCAGCCATCGACGTAATACTATCAAAGATCAGAGTCTTGTACTCACAGTTAACCTGAAACTTCTCAAGCTGCTTGCGAGGTTCGTTCCAATCTGAGTAGTCCTGATACTTGATAGTCTTAGGATCGATGCCCCATTTCTTCATAGGAAGGTAGATGCCATTCATCTTACGATCCCAAGAGAACCAGAACTGCGGCCCCGGAAAGGACAGAGCCTGAGTACTCTTACGAGTACCGGGTTCTCCTTTCATCATCACGTACAGACTATCGAATCCTACGTCTTCCATGCTCGGCATTGTCACTCTCCTTAGTAGGTGACTTCTCTCTTCCTATCAGACCCCTTCTCTGAGCCTCTGCAATGAGAGTCTCATATTGAACAGGGAACTGAGAGTAATATTCCAACATACCCTCAACTGGCCCATTGTTCACAGTATCTTGATACACCTCAAAACACGCCTCGAATCTCCTGCGTTCGATGAAGTGTATAGTTGACAGCAGATGAGAAGACGGCATTTTATCTATCTTGACTTGATGCCCTTCTCGTGTAATCCAGATGTCTCTGGCAATAATTGGACTCATTAGTGTGTAGTCTCCCTATCACTAGTGTCGTCAGTAATCATGTAACCGATGACAGTTGGGTCATCACATGATTCAGTCACTTCCTCTATCTGTACTACACCATCAGTGGTTCCGATGGCTGTAAAGATATCCTTATCCTGATCGAGTGCATTCAGGATTCTGATCAGTTCTCTGACCTTCATTCATCCTCCTTGTTAGTAGGATCCCAGATAGGAGCCTTAATGAAGTTCAGTCTCAGTTCTTCCTCACGCATGTTACGATCCGATTCACATACTCCCTTGTATGGACACGGGCCGAACATCGTATCACAGTGCGTGTAATCAGGAGGCCAGTAACCAGTCTCACTGAACTGAATGTACTTATACGCGTAGTACGGAATCGTTTCTTCCGTCCACTCTTTCAATCGATCCGCGCTAAAACTTAACACCTCGCGTGTGAGTCGTTCTTCAATCTTCAGTGTTGTCTGAAGACCGATCTTGTTCACGATCACGTTCCGCGATTTCAATAGAACGCAGTGACCCATGAACTGATTACTCAGTGTACTCTTGTCACGTCGCTGCTTGAACGTCTTGTGATCCATTGATACGATACCGATCTGATTCGTATCAACGCCAAGATCGAACTTCGCCTTCCACATGACGCGGATCTCATCATCCTCGTAGATGACCTGACCTTTCACAGTCTCTACGAAGAGCGGAATGAATGCGTCATTCTTGTAGAAGTTGAAATACTGTTCACACGTATTGAGTGCGAACTTCCATCCCGTCACGTATCCTGAACTATCTTCAGGAGTATTCATCACACCGGGATATTCTTCAATCTCATGCTTACACGCGGGAGTCAGTTGCGTATCACTCGGCTCGAAATGAGAGCAATGCGGACAGCCCATCACATAGAGTTGCCCTGCCGTGAGTGCGTTTCCAATCGCCGTATTAGTAGGAAAACCGTCGATCTTGTGCTGGTAGTAGACTTCCAATACCTTATGTATCAGAGAGCCTACTTCCAGCGAGTTCGATTTTCCCCTAACCGATATCATCCGATGATTGAATCGAATGTCAAAGAATCGGCCACAGCTCATCAGACTACTGAGAGATGTAGCGTCAAGAATGACATTCTTCTTCGGCTCTGGGATTATGTCCATTAGTCGTGTTCCGCCCAGACTACTACGTCATTCATATCGACAGGATTCTCGATGTTAGATTTATCGAGGATCTTCTCAGCTTCTTCCCTGTCAATATCTTTCTCACGCGCGAGATCACCGACAAGTTTCTTCTTGTCGCATCTGTAGACTTCATCTGTGTTCTTGTCCTGCGCGAAATAGTACATCTATTACTTCCTATTCTCGTACTTACCTACCATGTAGAAACAGAATGCGACTAGTAGAACAAAGAGTCCCATCATAGTTCGTTTGAACGAAACTGCACATACAATTCCTTCGGTGCAGTAATGAAATACTTCAGCAGTGCAGGACAGAGCCACCCATTGCCGAGTGATCTACTGGAATACCAATCTCCAGTTCCGTCATGTTTGCCGCGAGTGAACTTATGCGCGCCGGGGAATGCACCATCTGAGAACAAGATAATGATCGTATCAGATCCATTCGCCTGTTTCTCAAGAATCGCATCTGCGCCTGCTACGAACGCCTCACGCTCCAATCCCTTAGTGGAATCATCGAACATCCACTGATTGTTGCGCTTGTATGCCATTATCACGTTGATAGAATTCACGTTAGTCAACTTCCAACACTCCGAGGAGGTTCTTGAACTTCGCTATCTTGCTCTTGAGAGTCTGATTCTCTTCAACAGTGGAGATGAGGAATGCGCGCATGTCCTGCATTCCTTTGATCATCTCATCCAAGATCTGAACACTCACATCCATCTGCGGATATGGAATCGTTTTGACAGGAACCACTGCTGGTTTACGCTGAAATGCACCAGCTTTACGACGCCTCACTACGACGAGTTGCATGAGTGATGCGCGTGTCGTAGAGATTTTCAGTTTCTCTGCTTCTGTAACAAGAGTTTCAACAAGTTCCCTATTCGGTTTCTTCAGATCAATGAACTTGTAGAGTGGTTCCAGTTTTCCTGGGTAGTTCTTTGCTAGCACTATAGTCTCCTCTTTCTTAGTTACGATAGGCTCCGATTTGATCGGAGTTTGCAGAACCTGCACAGTATTGACAGGCGGGTTGAGTGCGAGTAGTTCCTTCACCTGCCGTGCTATGATTCCCGTCCCGGCAGGGTTGAAGATCGTGATTCGTTTCTTACGAGCTTCTCTTAGGATCTTATCGAAGTGTGAGTGCCCGATGAATCTCGTGATGAAGATGGCCTGCACATTATTGGGCACATCTTTGTCTGTCCATCTCTGATCTTGAGATTCCCACAAGATAACCCGTGGATGCGTTCTCAATTCGTCATCGAAATTGCCAGTCTTTGTGCCGACGATTAGCACACTGCCATGATCTAGTGGTCTTAGTGGTTTCATTTCATTCATAGTGTCCCTCTAGTTAACTCTACCATCCTCTCACCTGTCACATGAGAGGACAGTACAATCAACTAACCTTCTTACTGCTGATCCCAGTTGTAATCGGAATCCTCAGATCTTGCCATGCGCCGCTGACACGATGCGCAGATGGATGAACGTGCATTCCGGGGTAGTTCTTTTCCACAACCACCCACACATCTCCATCTTTCTCTTCCCTGAGAGTCAATACGGGGACAATCACCGTTCTCATGACCGCAGCAGGGATAATCTTCGCAGCGGGGCATTACTTGTCTTCCCCAACGCGATGCAGTTCCATCAGCATGGCGACCTGCTCTTCGAGTGTGAGTACTCTTGTGATCACAGCATTGATCAATTCCAAGAGCTGAACGTCACTCGCGTGTGATCCCTTAGCAATCTGTTCGACTGCCGTTGTAATCGCCGAATTGAAATTAACCTGTTCTTCCATAGTTTTACTCCTCAGATTCGATACGCGCCCACATTGCAGTCCACTCTTCTTCGGTATATCCCGTTATCAGGAACTCTCTCTGCGCATCCGTCAAGAACATGAATGCAACCTGAATGCGCTCACCGCGCATCTGCCAGTTGTACCACGCCTGAGAGATCTCGTGAATATTGTGATTCACGGTGATACTCTTATCACCAGTGACAATCTTGGTCGAGCCGTCTGGCTGTTCTTGCAGATGGTATTGCAGTCCCATCTTATTCACACGATTCATTGCGTACATTAGTTCTGCTCCTGTGATTTGAGCATCTTGATAGTGCGATCCAACAGTTCGACCCTCGATCTCAGATGCGCGATCTCCCGTGTCGTATCGCCATTGAAATCACACATCGGATTCCTGTCAGCGAAGATACGCAGCAGATACGATTCCTTGTCGTACAGCTCGTACTTCAGTTCTTCCAACTTCACGATCATCTGCTCGATAGTCTCTGTCATTATTCGTCCTCATCAACATTAACGACCAGAACAGATTCCAACATCTTGTCAGAATTTTCCTGCTCGTGATATTCCTTGATCTTCTGACTAGCCTCTTGGAGCGTGTTAGCTTCTACACGCGCAAAGCGATACTGAGTCACAACATATTCCACACGATATTCAGGCATTAGTGTACCACCTTAGTCATCCGAGAAACCTTGTCAAGAGTCAGTCCGAAAATCATGAGAGCCGTCAGCTTCGCTGACAATCCACACTCATAACCCGCCTCGATAGCACCACTGAAAGATCGACCTACATCTTCAGCCGCGTATTCCACCACGTATGCTGGTAGTCCGAGGTATTCCAAATACTCGAATACTTCGTCCATGAATAGTTCCTGCTCTGCAGTCATTAGTCCTCCGATTAGTTAGAAAATACGATAGGAGCCACGAACCTTTCAGTTCGTGACCCCGACTTATCTTCTAGCTCCTCTTGCGCTTACGACGATGAGCCGCGACGATTACGTCTGCCAGCTCTTTCATGATCGACTCTTCATTCCACTTCTGCTCTTCGCCGTTATTCATAGCAGCATGGAATTGAATGCGCTTCCGTTCCACGATGCCATCCAATGATGCGTCAATTGCTGTCAGTCCGTCCATGTGCGCGTAGATCGCTGACACGCTAGTAGCCGTAGAACCGATACGAATGAATCTGCTCTCAGCTTGCTCCTCTTTGCCGGGATTCCACTGACGTTCGTGCATCACGCAATCACAGCATGTCTGAAGATTGAGTCCCTCACCCGCTGCCAGAGTCGATGCGACCATGATAGCGCGTTTGCTACCATTGAACGTCGCCTGAATGTCATGGATCTTCTCAGACTTCAGACCCGATACGAACTGCAGGACTGGCATCTCAGAGCCATACTTCTCAGACAGCTCTTTGAAGAGCATCTCCTGAACGTCCTTGTGATGCGCGAAGACCACTATTTTTCTGTCAGTGTCCTCAACGAACTCATCGACGTATTCAACCGTAGCTGGCATCTTCGCAATCGCTACGAGATGACGCATCTTCGCCATCATCGCAATGATTGCCATGCCAGTGATCTCTGACGTCTGATCTTCGTACCATCGAACGAAATCTTCGACGGCCTCATCGTAGATCTTCTCAGCATCAGGATCCATCTTGACGAACAGCTTCGTGCGATTCACAAGAGGAAGTTCGCTCATCACTTCCGTGCGCTCACGACGGATGCAGAGATCCTTGATGAACTCCTTGAATCTCTTAGGATTCCTGATGCCACCTTCCTTCTGATACGCGCCCTGCCAGTAGGTGTCAACCCAATCACGGCGGAACTTCTCTTCTGATGGGAACTTCATGGGATCCATCATGTTGAGAACAGGAAACAATTCACTTCCACGATTGTTCCACGGCGTTCCTGAGAGCGAGATGACCTTTCGTCCCTTGACTACGCGCCGCACCATCTGCGTTCTGGTAGAATCGACGTTCTTGATCTGCTGACATTCATCCAACACCACGCACTTAATGCCGACTCGCTCAAATTGCGCGATATCGAATCCCTGCGTGGCAGTCTTACCAGATTTGAGCTGGCGTGTCTTAGGAACCAGCATGTCATACCCGATGATGTAGTTCTTCATTCCGGGGATGAGCCACTCTTTGCTGGATTCTACGATCTGAGGACAGTGCTCATTTCCCATCCACTTGAGCATCGTCATAGCGAACTGATATTTCAGTGCGCTTTTGACAATCCACAAGGTAGGATCACACATCTCAGGATGATACTTGACTACGCCCATCGCTTGGATGGTTTTGCCAAGACCCATCTCATCGAAACACGCGCCGCCATTCCCAGTGGATAGAGCAGTCTCAAGGAATCTCATTCCCTCGATCTGGAAATCGTATCCCTTCTTGCGTGAGCATTTCACACAATTGTTCTTATCCCACTTATGCTTGCACTTGGGATCGCCGAACGCCTGAAACTGATGGAATGGAGTCCCTTTCGGGATGTCTTTGATGATGAGATGACCACACTCTAGTGTGATGATCTTCATATCGGCTTTGTCTTCGCCACGATCAATCGTCGTCTCACTCTTAGTAACGGCGACTTTACCACACGTAGGACATTTGTCCTGAAGCCGTGTGATCTGATACTTAGGAGTGCGGATTACCTGCTCATCGAATGTCACTTCGATTGTAGCTCCACTCCTAATGGCGTCGATGATATGTGGGCTGAGCGAAAGGTTGGAACAGGGCAGAGTGTTATCACAACCGATCTCTTTGGCTTTAGCAGCCCAGATATCGTCATGACCGTGCCCTCTTGTGAGCGCGTGTGCTACTTCATGCCGAATCGTATTCTCCACATCTTTCGTGGGATGAATATCGATATGATGCGCATTCAGGATGATCACTTCATCCTTATATGAGCACATACCGAGGAATCCGGCAGTAGCACTCTGATTAAGTCTAACACCCCACTTCTGCAGACCATGACGATTTAGTTCGTCACGACAGAATTGAGATGCCTCTTGTCTTGTCATTCAGCGTCCTCTCGAATCGCTCTGTTACTAGTTCTGCTTAGCCGCCGAGCGAGTCTCTGACAGGAAACGCGCCGCGTCATTAGCATTCATATTCTGCGTGAGCATCGTCATTCTGATGAGAGCTTCGGGCTGATTGAATTTCTTCACCGCATCAGCCATCTCCTGCTTCTTGAAGCCACTATTGCTAGCAGGCTTGGCAGGCTTCTTAGGAGCCGCAGGCTTGTAGTTCACATCGAATTGCTTGTAGTGCTCCATCTCAGACGCCTTGAGGAATTTCGCTGCCTCTTGCGTTTGAATCTGCCAAGCGAGCATCACATTATACGCTTCATTCATCTCCGCCTGTTTCTGATTATACAGTGCGCGGAAATGAGTGAATCTCTCAGCAGTCGCTGCCGCGTATGCGCTGTGCTTCATATCATCGGCGATATTCTCATCGTGCTGAATAGCGCCTTTGATGACCGTCGCGGCCACGGTCGTAGCATTGAAGATATCCTGCTTGATTTCGATAGCAGAATCAGTCTTCTTCGCATCCTTGAGAATCGCGTTAGCTTCGCCAATTTTCGTTATGGCGATTTTCTCATCAGCTACGCAGAACTCACACATCCACATATTGTGATGTTCCAGCGTAATCGTAAGACCTGTTCTCTCACAAGTCTCACAGTCGCCCTTCTTAGAGGCGCTCTTATTTACTGCAACGAGTGCCATTATCGACCTCTCTTCACAGTCTTAGCAGGAGTGGACACGACGACGCGCTTCACAGAAGCCTTAGCAGGCATTCTGAGAACACGCGCTGTCGATGAATTATGCCACGCGCATTCACCGATACGATCAACTACGTTGTAGGCGTTGGGATCGACTACTGAGATGGGCATCCGACGAACGTGTCGGACTTTCTGGCAGGTCTTACAGAAGAATCTCTTCACTACTCTGTCCTTTCGGTATCAGGCCACTCTGCGGGCCACTCTCAAGAGGATTCTTAAGAGTGGGTCGATACACAGGTGACTCCTGATTGTGGCATACTGCCGGGATCATTACAAGCCACAAGATGTAGTGACACTTTGCCGAAACGGCGGGTCGGACCCCAACCTGTAGTGTGTCCCCAAAACAGGACAGTTTCCGACCCGCCGCCAGCAGATATTATCAATCTTCAGATTCGATCTGATCTTCTTTCGAGAGTTCCAACAATTCTTCTACTGTCTTGAATGTACTTTTCGGTTTAGCTCCGAATGCCGCGAGTCCTGTAGGTTTAGGAGCGTCCTTCAGTTTCCTCTCAATATAATCGTTGAGCGTATCCATGCTGTCTGAGCACGTATCACACATAGGACGTGGATTCTTCATATTGACAGGATCGAGCTGAAACTCTTCATCACATCTCCAGCATCGTGATCTCATTCCTACTGGTGCCGGTGACATATTCCTGGGCATGTAATGCGTACATCCATCGATGCCGCTACACGCCCACAATCCATCATCCCGACGGAAGTATTTGTGCGTGTGTTTGACTGAACCTGTTTTACCCATACTGTCTTCACTCCTATCTCCACTCTTAAGACCCTCCGAGGGGAGGGGAGAGGGGGAGATAGAGAGAGTTTATCAGGCCCAAACCCGCTTGTCAAGTCCTCCAATATTTTGGA